ATTGCAGCGCAACAAGCGCAACAGGCAGCCCAAGATCCTTTAGTACAGATTCAACAACAAGAATTACAAATTAAACAGCAAGAAGCTCAAACAAAGCAAATGAAAGCGCAGTCTGACGCACAGGCTAAGGCACAACAACTACAAATTGAGCAATCAAGAATTGTTTCACAAGAGCGTATTGCAGGAATGCAAATGAACGCTAAAGCCCAAAAAGACCAAGCAGAATTGCAGATTCAACGAGAAATCGAATCTGCAAGACTAATGTCTAAAGAAATGCTAGAAGCAAACAAGCTTGGAGTTGACTTCGCCAAGCATAAAGAAGTGATGTCAAAAACGGAGAAATCCACGAAAGGTGAATAATGCTAGACAAAGCTCTAACTCATCTCAAGAGCCAGATAGATGAGAAAGTAGCACGGTTACAAGAAGCATTAGGTACGGGTACAGCGAAAGATTACTCAGAGTACCAAAAGATGTGTGGTGAAGTTCAGGGTCTATTGACCGCCCGTCTTTATATTACAGACCTTGCACGAAACTTGGAGAACTCCGATGAGTGAACTTCAGTTAAATCAAGCAGTTGATTTATCAGCCTTACTTAACAAAGACGCAGACGAAAAAGCACAACAACTTCCGACGCCCTCTGGCTACCGCATTCTATGCGCAATCCCAGAAGTAGAAGAAGAATATGAAAGCGGTATCCTAAAGTCAGATCAAACGATTAATTACGAAGAAAAGCTGGCAACAGTCCTTTTTGTAGTAGATCTTGGTCCAGACTGTTACGCTGACAGCACTAGATTTCCTCACGGTGCTTGGTGTAAAAGGGGCGATTTCATTATCGTTCGACCAAACGCTGGAACACGCTTACTGATTCATGGTAGAGAGTTCCGGATGATTAACGATGACACGGTGGAAGCAGTAGTAATGGATCCCCGTGGCATAAAACGTGCTTAAGGAGTAAAAAAAATGCCTCAAGAAATGAACCAATACGAGTTTCCTGATGAAATTGAAATCAGCAAACCCGGAGCTGAAATGAGTGAAGGTGAAATCGAAATTGAAGTAGAAAACGATACGCCACCAGAAGATCGCAATAGAAAGCCAGTAGATCCTGAGACAATTCAGGCTTTAGAGGACGATAATCTTGAAGAATACCAAGAAAAAGCCCAGAAAAAGCTAAAAGATCTTAAAAAAGTATGGCACCAAGAGCGCCGCGAAAAAGAAGCAGCGCTTAGGGAGCAACAAGAAGCAGTTCGCCTAGCACAAAGAATGTTGGAAGAGAATAAAACCCTCAAACAACGCCTTTCTAATGGGGAAACTGTTTATGTTGATGCTGTAAAACAGGCAACTGAGCAAGAATTAGACTCTGCTAAAGCAGAATTTAAGTCCGCTTACGAATCTGGTGACTCAGATAGACTACTTGCTGCCCAAGAACGCATTACAAATGCAAAATTGAAGGCAGATAAAGTAGATAATTATCAACCACAGTTCCAAAAAGCTTTACAAGAGCAAGAAAATCCAGTACAACTCACTAATCAGCAGGTTAATGCCCCTGATAAGAAAGCTTTGAAATGGCAAAAGAACAACGATTGGTTCGGTCAAGACGAAGAAATGACAAGTCTGGCATTAGGATTGCACGAAAAATTAGTACGCAATGGGATCCCGGCTGGATCAAATGAGTACTATGAAAACATTGATAAAACAATGCGAAAACGATTCCCTGAGAATTTTGACGGGGAAGAAGAAGTAAGTGTTGAAGAGCCTGAAAAGGTTCAGAGACAAAAAGCTAGTACGGTAGTCGCTCCGGCAACACGCAGCACGTCTCCGAAAAAGATTCGTATGAGCAAAACCCAAGTCCTACTTGCGAAAAAGCTAGGATTAACCCCAGAGCAGTACGCCCGTGAACTAACTAAATTGGAGGCCCAAAATGGCTGAAGTAAAAAAGACTCGTGAGCTTGAAACCCGTGCAGTAGTGGAACGTCCTCAACAGTGGATGAACCCCGAATTGCTCCCTGAACCTGATAAACAGGCTGGGTATGCTTATCGATGGATTCGTGTTTCAACATTGAACAACCCTGATCCGCGTAACCTTTCAGCAAAACTGAGAGAAGGATGGGAACCGGTTCCTGNTGAAGAACAACCTAAATTCCAACTGTTAATCGATCCAACAAGTCGCTTTAAGGACANCATTGAAATCGGTGGATTATTGCTTTGCAAAACTCCTGAAGAGTTTGTTGACCAGCGTAATGCTTATTACGCCAAGCAAACATTAGCTCAGACGGACGCTGTAGACAATAATTTAATGCGCCAAAGTGACCCCCGGATGCCCCTTTTCAAAGAAGGTAAATCCTCGACTAGCTTTGGTTCTGGTAAATAAACTTAATTAGGAGATTTAAATGGCTTATCCAACCGTTTCCGCTCCCTATGGTCTAGACCCTGTTAACCGTATTGACTTTATGCCTTATGCTGGGGCTACTCGTCAATTGCCAATCGCAAGTACTTATAACACTGCGATTTTCAACGGTGACATTGTTATGATTAAAGGTGGCACTATTTATAAATCGAACGTTACTGTTGATTCAACCACAGACAACACCGCCAACTTAACTTATGGTGTGTTTATGGGTGTTCAGTACATTAATGGTCAAAGTCAAACCGTTCAAGCTCAGTACTACCCCGGTAATGCTGCTGCAAGTTCGGCTGTTGCTTATGTTGTTGATGATTCGTCTGCTGCATTTAAAGTAGCTATTACTTATTCTGGTAATACTACTGTTACTACGGCTAATGCTTCTGTTGTTGGTACTAACTTGCAAATCCGTCAAGGTACAGGATCTACCAGTACTGGTGATTCCGCTGTTTCAGTTGTTGCGCCTGTTTCAGGCACTGGCAACGCAGCAGCATTACCTGTTCGTGTAGTAGCAGTAGTTCCAGAAACCGCAACCGGTACAAACGCCTACACGGAAGTTATCGTGAAGTTGAATAACCCCCAGATTCTGTTGGCTGCGGCCCAGAATTACCTATAAGGAGCTACTTAAATGGCTATTTCTAGAGCGCAATTATTAAAAGAGCTCCTTCCCGGACTGAATGCATTGTTTGGTTTGGAATATGCTCGCTATGGCGAAGAACACAAAGAGATCTATGAAACTGAGACCTCAGAGCGTTCTTTTGAAGAAGAAACTAAGTTGTCAGGCTTTTCTGCTGCACCTGTTAAAAACGAAGGCTCCGCTATCGCTTATGACAATGCTCAAGAAGCATGGACTGCTCGTTACAACCATGAAACTATCGCTTTGGGCTTCTCCCTCACGGAAGAGGCAATCGAAGACAACTTGTATGACTCGTTGTCGGCTCGTTACACCAAGGCTTTGGCTCGTGCTATGGCTTATACCAAACAGGTTAAAGCTGCTGCTGTATTAAACAATGGCTTCACTTCCGGTTATAACGGTGGTGACGGTCAGCCTTTATTCAGCGCAAGCCACCCATTGGTATCTGGCGGTACTAATAGCAACATTCCTTCAACCCCTGCTGACTTAAACGAGACTTCTTTAGAAGCCGCCGTTATTCAAGTTAGCTTGTGGACTGACGAACGTGGTTTGTTAATTGCTGCTAAACCTAAGAAGTTGATTGTTCCACCTGCATTACAGTTCGTTGCAACTCGTTTGCTTGAAACTGAATTGCGTGTTGGTACAAACGACAATGACATTAACGCAATTAAGAACAACGGTTCTGTTTCGGAAGGTTATACCATTAACCATTTCTTGACCGACACCAATGGTTGGTTCTTGACCACGGANGTTCCAAATGGTATGAAGCACTTTGTGCGCACTCCTTTGGCTCAGTCAATGGACGGCGACTTCGANACGGGCAATGTCCGCTACAAGTCACGNGAGCGTTATAGNTTNGGCTGGTCTGATCCTCTTGGTATGTATGGATCTGCTGGTGCTTAATTAGTCTTNTATAAGACTTACGGAGACCCCGCTCAAAAGGCGGGGTTTTTCTTTTTCAAAGTGTTGTATTTATTTATAGTTGTAGTATTATTGGAGAAACCGGGAAAACCGGCTTATNANACTGTCCCGGCAGACAGCATATTGANTNATAAGCTGATCTTATATGCAAGGACAATTTATCATGACTTTAGCAACTACCTCAGCCTTATGGCGTTCAACAGGTGGCGATTCCACTCGTACAGCTTATGC